TTCTTGCTCCTGTTGAATTTTCTTGTATCTTTGTATAAGATTCCATGCCAGGAATTCCTTCATAAGTATCTTTAACTGAAGTAGTTCCTCTACTTTTACTAGTTCTTAATTTTTTACTTACTTGAGTAGCCTCTGTCATTAATCTTTGTAAATGATCAGGAGTTAAATTATCTAATAATTCTTTATTTTGTAAGTCTTTTACGGAAACAAATTGAACGTTTTGATACTCTGGCTTTCCAAGTAGTGGTTGAACTCTTTCTAGTCCTGCTGAGTCTAAAAATCTTATTTCTTTACCTGGATATTTAGCAGCAATGTTAGCAAAATTATTTTCAAGGGTTGATTTATATGCACCTTTTTTCCAGTCACCTTTTGCAAGTGCATCTATCATCCATAGTCCTTCTTCTGAAACCATATCTTGTTTTAATACGTCTATAGGCACACCTCTTTTATCAAACTCTTTCATTGTTCTTACTCCAGTAAGTTGTTGATTATTTGAAGGCTTTAGTAAATAAACAAAATTATTTTTTAATTGTTCTGCTTTATTAGAAGTTTTAGCAGCGGTACCTCTAGTTCTAGTGGCTTGACCTGCTCCTGCCAACTTTGCTGCTACAGCATTTGTTGCTGCTGAATATCCTGGAATGTTTCCAATTTTAAATCCACCCATAGCATATTGAATTCCATTTTTAACCTTACCACCAACATTTAACCTTTGAGCATTAATTGCATGAAGTAATCCAAGATTGTTTTTAGTTGATTCTTTATTAACTACAAACTCTCCTGGTGTAAGCATTGCTGGAACTGTGTCAGAATTTCCTGATCCAGGAACAGTATTACTATTATCTGGTGTGAATACTGACCCACCTTTATTTAAACCTACTGATTTAATTCTAGATTTACCTCTGGTAGCAATTGTTGCTGCAGCACCTTTACCTAAATTACCTGCGGCCTGACCTGTTCCAAATAAAAATGATTGTGCTTGTGATGCTCTAGTTTGTTCCGATATTAATACTCTATATGAGTTAGTTAAACTTTTGATTGCTACATCTGCACTATTTGCAGAGCCTACTTGACTTAACAAAGCAGCATTTGCTAATTCGGTTGCGGATCCCAATTGTCTTGCTGCATTTGCTGCATCTATTTCTGAAAGACTTAAATAGTTTGCAGACTGAGTTAATGATTTTATTGCTGCTAACGGACCTCTTCTTAGTAAGGTAACTCCAAACATTCCCATAGAATGTGTAAATTTAGCAAATGTACCAATTAAGTTAGCAAACAAACCAAATATCATAGTAGCGGCTGGAAGTAATACGCCACCTAATACTGTTGCTAATGCTGCAACATTTTTTACACCTTCTGGAAGTCTATTAAAAGCGTCAACTATTTTTGTAACCATGTTTACAAGAGGTATGGCCATTTTAACAAAAATTTCACCTAAAGGTGCTATTGCAATTTTTAGTCTTTCTATTGCTCCAGTAAGTTGAACACTAAAGGCCTGTTCTACTGTTGATAATTCTTTTTCTGCACTCTTAGCAAGTTGTTCTGTTGAATATCCTAAAGTAGATATTACTTGTTGTGCTTGTGATCCTTCTCTAGAAATATTTTCAAACAGTGCACCCAATCTTGCATATTGAAATTTTCCAAATACACTTTCTAACGCTTGTTGTTTTGAAAAATCATCTAGTGTAGATAAAGCCTCGCTAAAGGCCATAACGGTGCCCATTAGGTCTCCCCTATTGGTTTGAATAATAGAGTCAAGGTTTATTTTAAATCCTGCTAATACATCTGTTGCTGCTTTTGTTGGGTTAATTAAGGATCCAAGACCAGACTTTAATGCGTTAGCACCTTGTTCAGCCGATACACCACCTTCTTGCATTGCTGCAAGGAATACTGTTAAGTCTTTAACGTCTCCGCCTAAACCTTTAATAACTGGGGCTACACGAGGTATTGCTGCAGATATGTCTTGTAAACTTACTACTGTTTGGTTTTCAACCATGTTTAAAAAGTTAATAGTGTCTGCTAGTTCTTGTCCAGATAATCTAAAAGCACTTTGAAGTGATATTGTTGTTTCAAGAGCAGCGTTTTGATCCATCTGACCAAGTGTTGCTAATCTTGTTGATTCTCTAACTGCATCAGTTAAGTCTGTGTTTTGTCTACCTGCTGCTGCAGCCTGTGCTGCTAAGGAGAGAGTATCTTTTGCTGCAATTCCATATTTTGTAAATTCTCTACTTAATCCTTGAACTGCTTTAAAGTTTTCTTGTAATTCTGCTGGTGTAGTAAATATATCACCATATACTTTTTTAAAATTAACTGCTTGTTTTTCTAGATCTGAAAATACCCGACCTGCTGTTGTGCCAAATATTGTTAATGGTATTGTAAAACCAACCATAAGTTGGCGACCAGTCCATTGTACGTTTTTACCAAAGTTAATTAACCCAGTTGTTCCTTGCTTAAACATTGAGTTTAATATTTGCATTCTTTGAGCAGACACTGCTGCATCGGCAGAAAATGCTGTAAGTGGTCTAACTGCAAGGGCCTCTTGCATACCCTTTGATGCTTTTGCGGTAGCAATAAATTGAGTTTGCATTGTTCTTGCACGTTCTGATGCAAGGGCAAATACTTCTGCGGCCATTCCGCCTTTTTTATTAAAAGACGCACTAAAGAACTGACCTAGTGTTCCTTGACCTTTTCTTAAAGTAGAATCAAGTGCTCCTGCGGCAGTTTGCATTTTAACAAGTTCTGCTCTAAAAAAGCCACCTGTATTTATTGAATTTCTAAGTCCCTCTGCAAAAACTCTTGAGGCTTGGCCTTGTTCTAATTGACCTTTATTTAATGTAAGATTGAAAGCATTTATTTGCTGCTGTAAACTTCTTAATTCGGCTGCGGCACCACTGGTATTGATGTCAACATCAATTACCGTTTTAATAATCTCTGCCACTATTCAATCACCTCGTAATCCAGACCTTGTCCAATACCAAAACCTGCTCTTTTAGCCGCAGATCCTTGTAGTGCAACAATATCTCTTGGATTAGTTGTTTTGCCTTGACTGTAAACCTTTGCTTTGAGTTTTTCCCAAGCATCTTGGTCTCCAGAAGACTTGTCAATGTCAACACCCTGTAACGCTGCAAAAAATTTTCTATTTTCATTTTCTTCTTTATTCTTTGCTTCTAGTATCGCTACTAGTTCAGGCATTGATATTGATTCCTCCAGTTCTTGATAATTCTTCCAGAATCCTAGAAGAAATACCTTAGATTCTATCGTGACGAGATCTAGTTCGCTCCAACTAGAGCCGCCGCTAGTGCGTTTGGGTCGTTCAACTTAATCCCTGCTGCTACTTCGATTATCTTATAAACTGTTGGTAAGTCAATAACGTCTTCCAATTTTTCTTTAGATGCTAATTCTGGATTGTATTGCTTCATAGCAATTACTGCACAATCTAGTAAAAGATCCATTGACTTAATATTATCTTCTGCGATTTTTTCGTCAGAAATTTTTTGGAACTCTTTCATGAAGTCCCTTAAGAATTTAATTTTTAAAGGCTTCATTTCTACCTTTGTACCGTCTTGTAACTCAACTTCAACAACTTCGTAAACACTGCTTGCCATCTAATCCTCCTATGGATATAGTTAAATTATAGCACAAAACCCACCTCTTGAAAAGAAGTGGGCAATGTGTTTATTTAGTTGTTTTGGTTATGCACCGACTACACGATCTACGATTTTACCGTAAGAACCGTTTGATGCTGGAAGTAATCTGAAAGATACTTCGAACATTGATGGAGTATCACGTTTTGCAGATACTGTTACACTGTCGATTGACAATGCACGGTTTGCTACATAAACTCTTTCTACTCTGGTTGCTCCTGTTGCTTCTGGATCTCCAGATCCTGGACCAACTGCAATAAGTGCGCGTTCTACTGGAACCGCTCCAAGTTCGCCTGAGTTTATAACTAAGACGTCTTGTAGTGCTCCGTTTGATAGATCGCTATCTTGACCTGCAATAGATACAAGAAGATTTTCAAGTGTGGCTTCAGCAAATGCTGTAACCATATTAACTTGCATACCTTGTTTGTAAAGTTTTGCTACGTCAAGTAATTGATCTACTTGAACTTCACCGAAGTCTGGTTGGAATTGTAATTCCAAACCGTTCATGGTGTATCCTACGTTTCTGTAGTTTGCGTTTGCTTCTAGTGTATCTGCATATCTAGTTCCAGACACGAATGCTGGTACTGTTGAGACAGATCCTGAACCAAAGTTGTAAACTGCTGCAGAGCCTGAACCTGAATAGTATTCAAGCGCTCCTTGTGTAGAAACGAATAGTTGTGCTGCACCTACGATAATTTGATTGCTATTACCTAAAGTTGCCATATATTTTTTCACCCTCCTTTTATAAGGAAAAGTGGGGCTGTTTCCTCAATACTATTATATCGTGCTTTTAAGACTCATTATATTGTCTAGAATGATAGTCATATTTAATGATAAGATCCCTAGAAGGTCTATATTCCATTAAATTAGATACATCTTGTTGACTTTCTGCATACCCCGATTGAAAAACATTTATACATTGAAACCTATATTTATAATAATCATATACAGAAGCACTTGCAGAAACAGGATAATTATCATATAGTTCTTCTGCAAATTCATTTATATCATTTGCTGCAGCATCTTCTCTATCTAATACAAGGGTAATTAAAGAAGTAAGATTAATAGTGTTTCCATATCTATCTCCACCGTTGGCTGCTTCTCCATATAGTGATCCGCCATAAATGGTATATCTCATTTGTTCACTTTTAATAGGATAAAAATATTTATAAGCACCTGTTCTTACTTTAGTAAATTTATCAAATACTATATATGGTAAGTCTCCATCTAATATTTCAGGAGGAATATTTCCTGCACCCGCTGGAAAAAATGGAATTAATTCGCTACCTCCTACTGTTTGAGGGTATAGGTTATAAAAGGCTGGGGCCTGTGTTTTAAACTGTTCCCAAACATATCTGTTGATTATATTCTCTGGTCTATAAACTGTCATACTCTTTCTCCTGGTGCATTATTAATCCAAGATAGTGCTGCTGCTCTACCTATAGATGTAGCATTCTTACTCTTAGATGCAATCTTAACATTCTTTTGATATTCTTTAGAACCTCTAAAATGATCATAGAATTTAATAGAGTTTAAATAGTCCTTAGTAAAATATATATTATAAAATTCATTATATGCCCTTACAAAGGATCCACGAGTTGCTCCTCCTCCAGGATTTGCAATATAGATAGGTCCGTTTCTAAAAAACTCTTCTCCTTCTATTTCAAAAAATAATACTTGAGCATCTTTTTCTTCAATGACTACTGGTATTCCTTCTTCCATAATATTTGCTTTATCGTAAAATGCTTCTTTGCTTGTTGGAGAAGGGGTATCGGATTGTAAAAAGTCTGCACTGACAACTGCTGATTTTCCTTGAAGCGATACAGAAAGTTCATATAGTCTTGCAAATGGATCTCCTACCTGCCCCCATTCGTAAACATGGTGTAACATGCCTGGATGGGATCTAGCAAGTCCATCTAGGTAGTCATAGAATACATTCACAGAGGTACTAGCAATTTTTTCTGTTACCTTGTTTTGATTTCTTTTTACTTCATCAATAAAGCCTTGAGAGTAGTTGGTTACATTTGTGAGGGTATCTATAAAATTCTTTGCATTAAATTTAACTTTTATAGCAGCCATTATTGCTCCCACTTTTGTATTTGTGACTTGCTTATAAATAGTCTAAAATGTCTTAATGTATGATCATAGTTAAATGTAGGTACTATAGTTTTTATTTCATATTTAGTTTTAATTGCACCCGCAGAATTAGAAAGGTTTTGTCCATTAATCCATACATCGTTTCCTGCTGGGTCTTTAATATTAGTAATGGCTATTGCCGTAATAGGCATATATGAACCATTGCTTTTTTTTCTTAAATCTTCTTTAGTTCTAAAAAATGCATTTGAATCATAAATTAGATCTTGTCCTTTTGTTGTTAACTCTCCAACAAATCCTCTATTAGATAATTCACTTATTACTGAGCAATCTACTTTTCTATCAAATACCCAAGTTTTAGATATATTGCCATAGTCTTGTTGTTGAGTAGTGGAGTAATATACATCTGCTGTCATTGGAAACAATATGTCGTCTAATGTTGATGATGGAAGAAGCATTACAAAACCCCGATACGGAGCCTATTTCTATATTTCTCCAAGATTTTATCAACAAACATATTTCCTGTATTAGTAGTTGGATTTTTAGCAAATTTAATCTTAAAGTCTTGATTATCAAAAGACTCTATATATCTGCTTATATACTTTAAATTATCTGACTTAATATCCTGGACTAGCATCTCACATGCCTCTTGGATGTCCTGTGGGACCACTTTCCAGCCATAATCAGCATCTACCCTATATTCTGACCCTTCTGCAAAAGTAGAGTCTAAATACCTCTCATGCCACACTGGTCTGTAATTACTTTTGTTTTCGGCATCAGACTCGTTTTCTAAATTTGTAATTGAAGAGCCATCTTTAGTAATTGCAAATGTTATAGAATTTACGCTAGCACTAAGATTTGAATCATATACTAATTCTTCATTTTGATACACCTTATATATCTTATAAATCTTTTCATCAATAGGTAGATAATCCATACCCATACCCACAATATCTTTTTCTTTTCTAACAAATGGAAAACCCTGTGTTTGAGAGTCTATAATATATCTTGCTAATCTTTCATATCCTATTTCACTACCGTCAGTAATTGATAGTGCTGAAGCAACTGAGTCTAAGTTACAGTAAGGTCTAACAATTTCTATGTTTGTCATAATAACAGTGTTACCACCTGAGTCTTTAACGGATGCTGCTAGTGAGCCTGTGTAGTCTAAATATTGTGGATCTAAAGTAAATGATACTGCTCCAGAAATTGTTGATGCAGATGCTGAAAATGTTTCTCCTGTATAAAGGTCTTCGTAATCTAATGTGTATGTTCCACTTGGAGAAATTGTAAAAGTGGCGGTAAGAGAAGTAACTTTTTTATATTGTCTTTGATTTAATATTTCCATATTTAAATAAAATCCTCCTTACTAATTATATCATTTATATAAAATGTTGAAGGGGAGACATTTTTGGTATCTCCCCCTCTAATATCCTAAATGTTATTTAGGATTTTGCAAATGCTACTGCATCTGTTTCTTCGATTTGTGCTCCGAAACGTAAGAAAGTAGTATATTCAATAGTATCTTTCTTAGGTTGGAACTCACGATGAACAGTAACGTCTCTTTGGAATCCCCAAATACGATTTTCTGGGAATGTCAAAGATACGAATCCTGCAGGCATCAATGGTACTTCTACCAAAGGAATACCTAGTACACGGTATTGGATTGGAGCACCTAATGTTTGTGGTGCTACACCGTCAATAACGCGTTCTACGATTCTTTCTGAAGGTAGGTTACCAGATGAGCCAAGACCATTAATGATATCGGCTACTGTTTCGCTAGAAGCATAGAACTTCATGGCTGCTCTTGATGCACGATACTTACGTGGCATTGCTAGCACAATTGCTTGCAAGTCTTCAACGTCTGTACCAAATGCTCCACCAGCGTCATTACCAGTTTGTTCTTTTACATAGAAGCCTTCAAGGATGTTTAGGAATGTATTTGTTCCTGAACCTGTTCCGTTGATTGCTAAGTCTTCAAGATCATTAGCGAATGCACGAGTCATTGTACGGACCAAGTGGTCTTCCAATCCTGCGCCTTCGATATTGTCTTCAAGTGCTTCTGATGATACTTCCCAGTCTAATCTAACTTTTTTAGTTGTGATTTCAACTTTTGTGAAAGTAACTCCAGCGTTAGTGTATGTAGCGTCTGCTTGTGCAGCAGCACGGATTACACGTTCACCAACATTTAACTTCTCTAGTTCTGCTGTGTTGCCGCGCATTGTTACACGGCGACCATCACGAGCAAGAACTTGTTGCTCGAAAATATATTCGATAAATTGGGCTGACTGTTCAGCGTTTAAGATACCGCCACCATCTGATGGTTTTGCGGTTCCTACTGGTCCAAGTTGAGATGCTGGGGTTGAAACCGCACCAACTCCTCCTGAAGCAATAACGCCTGTAACTGCTGCCTTATTTAAAATTTGTTCTTCTGACATGTTTTTTTTCACCTCCCAGTGAATTTTGTTTAACGATAGAGGTCAGCGGAATTGAGGAAACGCCCGCCCCACATCGATCCTTTTTTTATTTTATTTCCCTGCACGACCCCGCCGAGGTCGCCAGACTTACGGATAGCGGTGTCATCTTCAACTGCATCGACACGCTTTCCAAACTCTTCTACATTGCTTTTTACTGATGTAACTTCCTCTGTTACTTTTGCAACGCTCTTTGTTAATTCGGCAAGTTGTTCATTAATTGATTTTACAGTTGCTGCTAATTCTCCAACTGCTGCGGTAACTGACTTGCTAATTTCTTCTACAGAAACTTTAACTGTGTCTACAGCGTTTGCTAAGTCATTATCTTTGCTTTGTACGGCTTTTTCAACATCTGCTGGTGCGTCTTCTGCTGGAGCATCTTCTGCAGGAGCAACTGGTGCTACTACTTCTTCTACTGGAGCATCTTCTGCTACTGCTTCTGCTGGTGCATCTGCTGGAGCATCTGAATCAGACTTAACGATTTCGTCTACAACGACTAATTCGTCTTCTACAACTTCTGTTTTTTCAATTTGAACTTCTTCTGCAACTACTGTTGCTTCTTGTTCTGTTTTTGCCATATTATTTACCTCCTTATTAGAATTATCAGAAACTTGTTCTGATTTCATTGTAACTCTTCTCAGAGTTTTCATTTTGTGTCCTACAATTGTGTCAGTTGCTTTACCGTCACGGTAGAGCCTGATAGCAACTGCTGGATCTTCTGGAGTTCCTGTAATAGTAAAAGAACTATTTGGAACTTTTATTTTTCCATTGCGAACGACCCTAGTTACTTTTCCTCTTGCAGTACCACCGCTTGAGTTCCATGAAACCATGTCGCCAACTTTAACATTTGATGCTTTGTCTATATCTTTATCTTTATTTTTATCCATTTCATGGTACATAGCCATATGATCTGGACAATTTTTTGGATCTTCACAATCGTCAATTGAGTGTGGTTTTTTATTTGGAACATTTTCATTAGTCATAGTTCCATCATGTGATTTAATTAAATTTTTAATTGTTTGATTTTTTTCATTATCAGTTGTTTCTACAAAACCTATTAAGGTTTCTCCTGATCTAATATCTTCTTCTTTAGATAGTCTTACAATATTATTTTCTTTAGACCAGTATACATTTTCAAGTGACATTTTTGTCATTATACCGTCAAAAGTATTTTGTCCATCTTCTGCTTTTTGAATAGATACAATATTAGCAAATTGATTTGCAGGATTATCTACAAGCGATAATTCGTGGAGTTCGTAATCTTTAATAACCCTAATGGATTTATCCATTTCTGGGTCGTATTGGTCTTCCGTATCTTTGATGCTGCCACCAATAGAAAAACCAGAAAGAGTGCCATCAAGAACTTTTTCCCAAGTATCTTGAGCACCTTTAGAAATATATGCATCTACGTACACTCCATTGTAAAATTTATCTTTTTCTTTGTCGTAAAATTTATCTGACTTAAATGACATTACTCTACCCACAGCCACTGGCATGTGCATTTCACGTAAATTTCCACGGAACCTTTCAAAAGCCTTTATACTTACATCAGTAGGGACAATGTCTGACTGCTTGTCAACATTGTCAAGGGTGGCAAACCCAGAAACGGTTCGCTTCTCTTTATCGATTTTAGCGATTGGCATAGATAACTTGATAGAATTATCTTCTGAGTGCCAAAATGCTTTATGCAAATTAGTCATACTACTTCCATTATATAAGTGTTTATAAGAGATTTGAAAAACTTATAACTATTTATTATTCTACTGTTCTACCCTCGCCACCAGGACCTCGTCCTGTAGTGGTTGAATTAGAATCGCTGTTGTTATCAGTTCTTTGTTGATCTCTCATTCTATTGCCAGCGGCTTGAGATGTGATCTCTGCTCTTTGTTGAGCACCTAAGACGATAGGCTCTTGTCCGCCCATTCTTGATGGGAATCCAAGTCTTTCACGAACCTCATTGGGAACAACTACCTGCATTCTTAGGTATCGCTCATCAATTTGACTTTGAGTAGTCTCGTCAGTCAGGGTTAGTTCGTTAAGTTTAAAAGCAACCGTATCGGTTTTTTCTTTTATGATTTTGTTTATAACCTTTTCTAGGTTTCTTTGTGCTGGTCTTGCAACCTGCTCTTTAAACGTTCTATCAGAAGATATTGCTGAGGCTATTGAAACTCCAGCGCCTCCTCCTACTTTAGAGAATGGAACTTGATGAGCCATTAAGATATCGTCACGGTTTGATTTGCGATACTTTTCAAATGATCCTTCTTGTATTCCATTTTCAATAGGTTCCATTTTAAAGTCTACTTTATTATCTGTAGAATCTCCTGGAAGCGGTATATATAGGGTTCTATGGTTTTGACCACGAAGTCCTGATTGTAAGAATCTAAATAACTTATCTTCTGCATCAGATGATAGTTTTGCTCCTTTTAGAGTAACTATATATCTTGGTACTGCTTTATTTTCAAAATAATCAATATTATATCTACCCGCTAAATTATCTCCAACCATAGCAACAGATGAGGCTACTGTGTCTGGAACTCCATAATAAGAAGTCTTTGGTGAGTATTTTTTAATGTGAATTAATTCGTTTGGTCTAGGATCGTTAGTTACTGGGTTTGATTCTTTACCTTGAAAGTTTCTAAAATAAACTACTCTTTGATTTACTATCTGAATATAACCATCACGCAATCTTCTTACACGAACTGTGGTTGATGGGATATGCCCAACGTATCCAATTTGTCCGTTGACTTTTCTGCCAATTTCTATGTAACCATTTCCTGTTGATTCAGCGTCTATGTATACTTTTTCTAAGATATGACTAAAGGTATCTTCATCGTTTAGTTCTTCTAACCACTCAGTCATTTGAGCCTTTAGTCTTTGAATTTTTCTTTGTGCTCTAATCAATTGTTCATCTGATTCAGCATCTTCTAGTCTTGCTAAAGTTGAGTCTGTATTGACAAATGAATATCCTAGTCCAACAGTATTTGCTACCTTAGCATTTATAGCAGCATGGTTGGCAAACGAGTTTTCATAAAAGAATGCTAGTTCATCTAAATTGTATGGTGGAACAACTACGTCATAAAGTCCGTATGCTGTAACTATGTCTTGTTCTTGAAATAACTGTTTTGATCCTGTATTTTCTTGACCAGTAAAAGCCTTGCTTATTGATCTGGTTGCTCTGCGTTTAAAGTTTGAATCTAATCCTGTATATGTTTTTGCTAATTCTGCATCGACCATAAAGTCATCGCTTTTTTCTGGTCTTTCCATTCTATCTAAATTATCTATTCTTGCAATAGATTCTAATTCTTCATTCTCCATTTTTGTTTATCCCTTTTTTAGCATCCATCCAGGCACCAATGTCGGTTTCGCTGGCAATATATCCTTCTTTCATTCTTCCAATTTGTTCAGAGTATTCCATATCTGATACTCTTCTTACTCCTGGCATAAAAATTACTTTTCCTGCTGGGGCATTATAATATCTAGCGGCCTGTGCTACCTTGCTCATCTTATCTAAATCATACTGATTACCTGGAATATTCATTACGTTGCCACCTTTGTCTCCAAAAGCCTTTCCATTATGATCCATCTGCCACACATATAGGCCATATCTTTGTTGTTTATTAAGTACTTTTAACTTTGACTTACCGTTTTTGTCAATATTATTATTATTCATAACCCAATTATATCAGATTATACAGGTCTTCCGCTATACTCTTCCCAAATTGTTCCAGTAATTATTGTTATGCCGTCAGAATTAATAGATAAGGTTGAATTATCTCTTCCAACTACACTAGAAACTCCAAAAGTAGAATCATAAATTGATTTTCCATCAACAATAAATGTCAAAGGTTCGCTTTGTCCTTCTATTTCTTCCCAGGTTCCAGCACCAGACTCATACCATGATCCCCATGTGGTGTCTGCTCTTAAGTCTCTCCACTCGTTATCGATGAATATAGAACCAAGAACGTCTGAAGACTTTTTGTAAAATGCAATATTATTAACCATTAATCCTTCATATATTTCTAACTGCCCTACAGAACTTGGTAAATCTATAGACTCTTCAAAAGTAATTATTATTGTATTCCAAGATAAAGGTTGAATATATGGATTGTCTACAATATTACCGTTTTGATAAAAAACTATACCAGTTGCTTCATTATTAGTGTCTTCGTCAAAAAGAACCATCTTAGCCCTAGTATAATTTGACTCTGGAACTAATTTAATATCATAAGATCTATCTCTAGTAGAAATCTTTCCTACCTGTACCGTTTCTTCTATTGTTTCACCCTTGTTGTAAAAACTCCAAAACTGAACACCTCCAAGCAAGTACTCTGTTGCTAACTGTTGATTAATTGGAATAGTAATACCTCTAGTCGCAGTACTGTCGTATGGTAGAACGCTGATACCAGAATCTCCAGTATTATACATATAAGAAGTAGAATCTTTATATATAGTAAAAGGGTTTTTTAATTTATGGGCATATATATCTCCATA